AGTTTGTTAATTCGTTTAACTTTGTGAGCCTTGTCTGTTGAATCCTTTGGCTTTTGAACCGAGAATAGTGGCTTCACGTCAGAGGTAAACTTGTGTATGTGGCCAATCAGCACGCCGTTGGTGTGCAGGAAGTAACCTAGAAGTCCATCTGTGGCGATTATAGTAACTCCGTCCATAACGCCGGGAATGTCACCGAGCGTGAGCTGGGTGGGCCGCCAGTTGGGGAAGGACTTAGCGGGGATTAAGAGTTCATGGACGGACATGAGGCGAATAAGCTCGTTGCGATTGAGCATTTGAACTGTGTCACGCGCAATGGTGTCGCGTTCTGCATCGCTGTTGGGTTGGTTGTTCATATAGTGGGTATTGAGGACTCACATTGAGTGAGCTCTAAAGTCCTTTGCGTTTGCAAAACTTCCTAAAATCCTGTAGCATTTTGCGTGCGGCACGGCGGAGCCGCTTGTGCTGGTCGAGAGTCATTCTCCGACGACGGACAATCACATAGTGCGGGTTCATATTGAGCCTGAACTTAATCGAGCATGGCAGGGTGAAACATGAGCCATTGAACTTTATCAATACCTTGCTGTTGATTAAATATCACGGTTGGTGGAGCTGTCCACATTGGAATAACACCAGTGAAACTTATCGGCTTATCATTTGTCTGTTCTTTATCAATCATGTCAGCATACGTATTGAGCTGTTCAACAGTTGGATTTAGAACTTCAGCAAAGTATGGCGACTCAACTTTAGGTATCATGTTGAGATCGCGGGCTTTATGTCGATGACGCTTCTCTCGGTTTCTGCACTTCAACGAACAGTATTCCTTCCCCCAATACGAGATAGAGGGAAAAAGTGTGCCGCAGGATTTACAGACTTTGTTTTTTTCTTCTGTTAATGTAGTCATAGGGTAGGTGGCATAGGATGGCTGGATGGAACGATAAGCCCTATCCCCGCTCCTGTCAAGTTATATCCTATCATTCGCCCTAGTTCAGTGTCGTTCAGGACTTCCCTCAAAGCTCTGTTACCTTTCAATATAATAAACTATAAAATATAATATATGTAAATATAATAAAGAAATAAGACTGAGAAGGCCTAAATGAACCATGACGGTGTAACCAATGGCTAGAGCGCGGATAGGGACTATGCTTCCATCCATCCAGCCTACCCTATCCATCCAGTATCTATTTAACCATTAAGCAAGCGATTGACTATTTGCATTAACTCGTTATCTTGAGTTTGTGCCACTAATTTAGTTATATCCACAACATAAGTATCAACAGTATGATGGCCCATGTCGGGATTTGTGAAACTAACTCGCATGATAATTTTATCACCGAAGCGGTCAAACGTCGGATATCTGTGTGGTGTTGTTAACATAAAATCCAAACCACGCCACAAGATCAACCAACAATCCTATGGCGTTCGCTTAGACTTGACGCGGAGCGTCAGCGTCCTTTGCGATGTGTAATAACGTAATCAATGATTTCGTCCCACATTATGACCACCTCCTTTTCTGACTTTTGAGTAAATCCACAGTAAAAGTGGCCACGCGAACGCATGGATAAGCGCGAGTATTTGGGAGTCGGTCATTTAACCTTCGATCTCCATTTGGTCTAGAGCCGCTGCAATCCGACGAGCATCTTCCTCAGTCGGGCACAATGCAACAATATAGAGCCTGTATTCGTCGTGATCTTCCTTCACAACGCGCCAGCACTCTTGTGGGACATCATGGCGTATTATACCATGAGGATCTTTTTGGTGTGTATATGTTATCATAAAGTGTGTAACATCTGACGGTAGTGGAGATTCAGACGCAGTAGCTAGCTAGACTCCGCATCTCTAGTGTAGATTTCTAGTCTCTATACTCACTAGATTCCCTTAATAGGTTTATCTCCACTACCGTCAAACGTCTTACAATGTCGCCAACAACTCAGCCTTCCTGACCTTGCGCGGCTTGAAATTCCACTTTGGCTCATATCGTGGTAATTCCAAATCTTCCTTCCCAAGGATGTTATTCCCTAGTGGTTTAGGCGCGCCTTGGTAGGCTGGATGCGCCAATCCGACTTTTGTATTATCCATTTAACTTTGTCATTTAATTTAACCAACAAAACCATCGAAACTTTCCAAATTTTCTGACTCCTGCCCCCCACCGAAGTGAGGAGCAGAATCAGGAAACTTCTTAAACTTCCTGTAGTCGGCGCACCTTGTATGCTTTGACTGCTTTGAGGAACTCTACGTTCTCCGGATTCAGGTCGCCTTCGCCCGTGAATCCAACCACATCTGACGCCCATGTCACAATGTCCTTCGCGTCGATGTGCCGTTGCACGATCAACTTCTCATCCCGGTAAACTGGCTCTGCTCCTGCGCCGATTTCGTGAAATTCGACTTTGTCAATTACCGGAGTAATCGAGTCGTTTTTTGCGATTTCGGCCTTTGCTCCTAACAGAGCGGCCAATTTATCCGCATTTGCTTGGGTGAAGTCGATGGACTTGCGCTCGAACTTAGCGGGACGCTTCTCATAACCAGCCAGCGTTTTCTCCGCATTGCTCGATGGACTCCGCTGCATTATCCAAAGGAATCCAAGATTCGCAAGAACCACTGCTTGCGCGTCTGTAACTTCTGCATGGCCAAACCACTTGAAATTACCGAATGTGCTATTTGCTTCTACTTTGCTCATTTGTTTTTTCTGCTCCAGAATTACTTAGAGGACAATGATTTCGTGGCGTATTTGCCTCGCTATCAAATCTCTAAGCAAGAGTCGGAGCATACTTGAACACCGACTATTTGCAAGCTATCTTTTCTCAGGCCGATCGCCCTTTGGTCTGTCAGTGTGCTTTTATCTCAGCGGTCACACTCTAACTTCTGCCGCTCCCTCATCTGGCGCAGGCCTCGCCTAACTCCTCACGGCCTGATTCTATTCCATCCCTCTCATATATGGCGCAGGAACTATGGCTGGGAAAATTCTGGCTCGGGGTTACCTTTGCCATTAGCTTAGGTCCTATTATCTAATAGTGCCACATAGCACCCAACCCACTTTTACATCCCTGTTAGTTTAGGCTCATTATGAATCTACTCTTTTTCAATTTTCCCTGGTTGTAACATAGGCAAATATCCTAGGATATTACTTTACAATCCCATCGTCCCGTGCTATATTCCACGTGGATTTGGAGTATTTTCTCTTTTACTATGGCAAAGCGATTGGTTAGAAAAGTAACTAAACAATTACCAGCGAAAGCCTTTAGCGTTACCGCAAGGAAGTCCTTGTACACTCAGCTCCCCGCCTCAAGTGCCCTGCGACCTAACACCGACGCTCACTGAGCTACGTGATCAAGTGAACGGTCAGTCGACCGCTCCAGCCTCCGAACTTTCTCCAGAAGCCCAGACGAATGTCGGGACACTTCATGGTAGCAGACCACCGGTATGGGAGGTTCAGTCTGAGCAACCGTGGCATAGGATTGCTGCTTACCTCTTTGCTACTGGTTGCACGTCTTGTAGACAGGTCGCTGAAATCATCGGGGACATTACGGAGAAGACCGTTCAGAATTTACTCCGGAACAAATGGTTTCAAGAACGTGTCACCAAGCTACTTGCTGAGAATGGTGGTAAGGACATAATGGCGTTACTGCGCGCCGAACAGTTCAACTCACTGATTGTTCTGGTCGAAATCCGTGATGACACTAAGATGCCACCCGCAGTTCGCTCGGGTATCTGCAAGGACATTTTGGATCGCACATTGGGCAAGCCAATTCAACGAATTGAAACTTCCGACGTTGCAACCTCGAGTGATCCCGTGGGTGAAGCTAAACGACTCAATGAGGAGTTAGAAAGAGAACGTAAAAATGGCATTGCCGTACCATAAGCTTTTGAAGAACGACCCACATCCTGGGTTTGCAGCGTTAGTAAAGTCGGGAGTGCCCGCTGGTGCTCTCGCAGAGACGAGCCGCAATGCTAGTCCTGCAGCAAAGAAACAAAACCCTAACTTGAAAAAAGTCAAAGGAAAACCAACAAACAAATAAAATGCACTCATATAGATCAGATCGTTCAGACGAAGTTTACGCATCAACACCGGGGCCAGCCATTGTGGCGGGTGATCGGCAAGGTAGTCCACCTGCAGATGGAACAGCGGATACTGGTCGTGTTAAACAGTATCTGCTCGACGGAGCGATTGACGTCAGGTCGCACACAGCAATTCTGACGAAGGGATCAGCTGGAGCGTATACGCTGGCAGCTCCTACGGCAGATGGTATTGTAATCACAATCACCGCAGGAACCGCGTTTGCGCACGTAGTGACAATGACCGGACTCTTACAGGATGGTGTCACTGGTGGTGCTAAGAACACGTGGACATCGGCGGCATTCGTGGGCTCAAGTGCCACGTTTGTAGCCTACTCGGGTAAGTGGAATTTGGTCTCCAAGAACCTTGGATTAACTGCCTAGTCCCGGCTCAATTTGAATCAAGACCATGGAGCTATTCTCTGTGGTCTTGTTCACCATCTATGTCTAAATGTCCGAAGTTGAACATGAGATTAAGATTAACGGTCACCGATTTAAGTTTGGTTTGCGAGACGTTGTCCAGACTGTTGTTACGATTCTAGCTGCTGTTGGTCTTTACTTTAGTCTGAGTATAAAAACAAGTCAAAACTCACAAGACATTGAATCAAGTAAAAAAGATCGTGATAAAATATGGGCTACAATTCAGTTAATGCAAGAACATGGAACAACACACTCACATGAAACTGATGAAAAGCAACAACAGACAATTGACTCATTGGTCGATAATTACCGAAGCCTAAACCACGAAATGCGCGACCTCTCCCCTAAGGTAGACAAGATTGACACAAACGTTTTATGGCTCATGGCCAAACAGCTCGAGCATCGTTAACCGCCTTCGCCGTATTTTTTGTTGGCTGCACCGTTACAATCACGCCTATACCTCAGAAACAGTTACATCAGAAACCTTCACACCATGCACGTCACCAGCTTTTTCATCGGTCGTCACCTACTCCAACTCCCCACCTTACACCGATCCCTGGCCCACCAAATCCTAGTGTAAGTCCATTGCCACCTGACCCACGGATTATTGATATCATTCGACAGCTTGAAGAACACCGATGACACAACATTCAAATGAGGTATTACGCGTTCTAGCTAATGTTATTGGTATGATCATAGGTGGAATAATTCTGGCGTTGTGGGTTGCTGATTGTAAGGAACGTCGAGAGACTCACGATACAGTTATTGAACTTAAGCAGAAATTGAGGTAATGGATCAACCTGACACAAACAAAAGCACCATCAATGTTGTTACAATTACAGTAGCACTATTAGCTGCATTATGTGTTGCGACTATTTGTTGGATGTCAGATAACAATGTTAAAATCCCACCAGAACTCAATACCCTTACAGGAACATTGTGCGGTTACCTAACTGGTGTTCTTTCAAAGACTGCACCAACACAAACAACACAAACTACTCCAGTTCCCGTTACGTCCCAAGTCCACGTAACAAACAAACCGGGTGATCCGGTTCCAACAACAGAGGAAACAAATAAAATATGATGATACTACAAGCAATCGCAATCGTGGTGGGCGTTCTTATGTATGCCTTATCAGCAAACCCAAAACTACAAGAGTGCGGTCGAATCATGTTTGCAGCTGGAATATTCTCGTTCCTTTTGACAGCACATACTCTACCATATGTTCACTAATATAAAGAAGCTAACACTTTTCGTAATCTTCTTCGGTGGGTGTGCACAGCTACAAACACCAACTGGTCAAGCCGTGCTAAGTACAAGTCAGGTTATCGCTAAGACCGCAGTTGAGGCAGCAGCTACAACCTACGGTGGACCTCTTGCGGGTCAGTTAGCAGGTGCTGGTCTTGACGCCCTTGCTACTGTGGTTCAAGGTTACATTAACAAACCGGTGCCAACCCCAATCGTGAAGGCATCCCCTGGAGTTGCTGGCGTTGGCTCCGCGGTTGCGAAGCTTCTGTCCAACACGAAACCGGTTACCCAGACAGATGTCAACATTCTGTACCAAGCAGCTAAAGATGCGTTGAAATGAATACTCTTTTACAATGGATACTTGATGGTATACGCATCATAATGCGTCAGCTCCGTCACATTGAACACAAACAGGATATTCTACTTCAACACCTTGGTGCGCAGCTTCCTCCAGAGTTGGTGCAAGCTGGTGTAGACCTTGCTACTAAGGCAAAAACTTTACAGGCGGCGTTAGATGCGCAGGCCTCACAACCAATAACCAAGGAGTAAAATGGCAACAGGACAAGAACAACTTGCAGTTTTGACAACGGAAGTTCAAGCTACTGAGGGAGTGATTGATAGTGCAACCACGTTTATCAATGGCGTTGCACAGAAGATTGCTGACGCCGTTGCTGCGGCTATGGCTGACGGTTTGACCGCCGCACAGTTACAACCGTTCAGTGACCTCGGTGCTGAGATGAAGTCGAAGGCTGATGCACTAGCCGCTGCGATTGCAGCGAACGGTGGATAAAAATTAACACCCGCTGGTAGACCGGTCTAAAGTCTACCATTTACTTTATGAAGTTAATGTTCACATTTCAATCACGAGAGAATGCTCAGTATACTTACTGGGCCAACGTGATCCGTGATGATGACCTTAACATCGCAAATCGACCGTCCTTCTTTTGGTTCGGTGATGCTGACAATGATGTGGATGGTTCTCCATATTGGTCAAAAGATCCAGCAGGACAACCTGGAACAAGGTGGACGCTCCATGGTGCCCCAATCAACGGTGACATTTTCCCATTCATCGTAGTGCCACCTCAAATCATAAAGGTTACTGATGAAATCGTTGGTTGTTGTCAGGGTGAAGTCACGTATCAAGGGATCGTTGTTCCATGTGTGGTTGGTGATAGTGGACCTTTTAGTAAGATTGGTGAACTAAGTCCAGCGGCCTTACGTGGACTTGGCCTCCCTGCACCACAGAATGGCAACGGTGGTTTGGACAGACAAGAAATTTTGTATCGAATCTGGCCGGGTGTTCCAGCCAATGTAAACGGAATTCAATTCGAGTTACAACATAGTTAAATGCACGGCACGACAATAAATCCAGTTGAACTCGCACGTTTGAGACAACAAGTCTCCGTGGTCCGTCGTGTTAAGGAACTGAAAGAAGCTTATGGACTCAACTTTTACCGCCCGCACTTCAAGCAACACATGTTCCATGTTAATGGTTGTGCTACTGGCCGTTATAGTCGTTTCGGTAACCGAACTGGTAAGACCGTTTGCGGGGCGGCCGAGGACGTTTCGTGGCTCATCGGTGGGCGGTTGTTCTATCGTGAAACATTCGACATTATCACAGGGAACGAGCGAAAGGTTGTGGGACGACACGTTGGAACAAGAGACCACGAGCTCGTTACGAAAGGCGTCCCGGACTACCCGGTTAAGGGTCTACTAGTATGTAGCGACTGGGACAAGGCGAAGGAAATTTTTACGAACCGAGAAGGCTCGTATGATATGTGGGGTGATCTGTTTCAGCTGATACCACGTGAATCACTTGGCAAGCCTCACGTCAGTCGTGGTGGTCATATTGACCAAATACCGGTCAAGCGGTTGACAGAATTTGGTGGCGGGGAGTCGCTCCTCTACGTTGATACAGTGGAAAGTTACAAGCATGCTCGATTGTCTCAGGAGTCGTCCGACTGGGACTTTATTCACTATGACGAACCGCCACCTCAAACTATGTTCCTTGCGAACAAACGTGGACTGAGTGACCGCCATGGTAAGTTCTGGATCAATGCGACTGCGCTCGAGGAGATGTGGGTGAATGATGAGTTCTGTCCGCCGAAGCAACAGACGCTTTTGAATGTTCCTCAGGATGGTCTAGTTTTCAACAAAGCCGACGGAGTTTCACGCTATGTAATCTCAGCCTCCATCTACGATAATCCATACATAAGTCCTGAGGGCGTAGCTGAGTTCGCGGCAAGTTTGAACAAGGACGAAAAAGAGTGTCGGCTCCATGGTCTTCCAATGGCAATGGCGGGACTTATTTATAAGGAGTTCGAGTATGACCAACACGTTTTGGGTGAACTGCCTGACGAGTGGACGGAGTTTTGGATTGCTCCGAAAAACTATACAATTCGATGGTGGTGGGATTACCATACGAGATTACCTCAGGCAGTTCTTTTCTTTGCAACTGACCCGAAGGGTCGCATCTTTGTATATGATGAGCTATTTGACGATAACCTGATTGATCCTGTTTGCAAGTCGATCATTGGTAAAACAAAAAATTATTTCGTGGCTGATACGGAAATCGACCCATTTGCAATCATTCCACATCCAGTCACAAAGGAGTCAATTCAAGATGAACTAATGAAGTATGACATCTTCGTTGATCCGGCGACTAAGGATTTATCTACAGGAATCAATCGTGTCCGTGAGAAGCTCAAAGAACGTGACGCGCAGGGGAATCCCACGATTTACTTTTCACCTCGGTTGACGCAGACCCTGTTCGAGTTCTCTCACTATATCTACGATCTGAAAAAACAGGAACCGAAAGACGAGAACAACCACATGATGGAAAATTTGTATCGGGCTGTGTTGAATGGTCTCCCCTATGTCGAGCCACCGCAGAAGTCCTACAAGCCAAAGACCTTTGTGGTCAAGGATAATGTCGATCGTGAAATGGCCGCACCAAAGAACATACTGAAATGATCGAGTCCGTTACACAAGAGCTCAACAAGAAAGATCCATCGGACTTCCATAAGGCCGTGTTGGACCACACGTTGTCTCTTGTTAAAATGTCCCGCGGTAAAATCTCACAGAACTTTCGTAAGTGGGATATGCAAGACCAGGTTTTTCATGGTGTGCGCTACCCCGATGTCGAAGATGCTCGACAGGCACAGAAGGGTGATCCAGTTAAAATGGTTGTGCCTAACACCTTTGCGCAGGTTATGACCTTTACGAGTTTCTTGTTCCTATTATTCAATCAGAACAAGACGTTCTTTGAGTTGATCCCAACAGGTGATGAGGATTATGGTGATAAGCAGAAAGACTGTGAGCTCACACTTCAACGTGACATTCGACAAAACGAATTCAATGCGATACTGTTTCAGCTCCTGTTGGATATTGGTCGATTTGGTTCAGGAATCATGGAAGATTGTTGGACGAGGGATATCGTTCATGCATATGTGCCAGGGACTCAGACAGCGCTAAACTACAACAATGTAGATGTTCAATCGAATCCTGGTAGTGAATGGCAAGAGTTCACTCGGTTCGAAGGGAACTTGATTCGCTCAGTAAGTCCGTATCGCTTCTTCCCTGACACTCGATATCCTTTAAGTGATTTCCAACGCGGTGAGTTTTGTGCGTGTGAAGAAGAATACTCAATTAGTCAACTTCGTGGAATGGAAGAATCTGGTGAGGTTGCGGGCATTGATAACATTGGTGAGTTCAGTTCGAACTTGATTCAGGGTCGTGGAGACAAAGACGCATCAAGGTTTTCGTTTGATATCGTGACGGATGTGAAACGAGTTTCGGGTTTGTTGTGGAAACCGGGGCAGTCTGAAGGAACAGTCATTGTCACGAAAGCCCAAGTAAAACTTACCCCTTCCAAGTTCACAATGGGTAATGGAACCAAAAAACTTGGCCCAGAAGAATACCCTATCCTGTATCATGTATGGTATGCTAACGATAACCGTGTTATACGACTTGAGCCAGCCTATTACTGGCATAACAGATTTAGTTGGTCTGTCGGTGAGTTCACACCGGATATGCAACACACCGTCAACTTTGGCCTTGCAGACCTTATTTATCGACTCCAAGATGTCATTACTTGGCACATTAACTCCCGCATTACTGATGTTCGAAGGAACCTAAAGGGACGATTTATAATTGATCCCGGTGGTGTTGATACGTCGAGTGTTGATGGCGATGGTGACATTTATCTGCGCTCGAATGTTTCTAAGGCTGGTGTGGACCGTTGGATGAAACAGTTGGATACTCGAGACATTACACAGGCTCATTTGTCCGATGCTGATGTTTTGGGTAAGATTATGCAGACGGTTACAGGTGTCAATGACAACATCATGGGTCAGTATAATACTGGTCGCCGAAGTGCACAAGAGGCTAGAACGGTTCTGAGTGGCGCTGCTGGACGAATGAAACTGCATGGGTTCTTGATATGGGAGAAAGCGTTGCAGCCATTAGGTAAACGAATGTTGTCGAATCTTCGTCAGTCGTTGCCCTTTGACGCATTTGCTCGCATCATTGGTGGAGCAGCCGACCCACAAGACCAGCAAACTCGGTATCAAGCCTTTCAAGGAACGCCAGAGGAAATCATTTGTGGTGATGATTACTTTACGTTTGATTCGACACTCTCAAGTGAAAAAGGATTCATGGCTCAGTCATTACAGGATCTTCTGTCGGTAATCCTCCAAAGTGATCCTGTGGCTGCCTCACAAATTGCGCAGAACATTAACCCTGTTAAGATTGTGGACGAAATCCAATACTTGAGGGGTGCTGGGAATGTTAAACGATTCCAATACACACCTGAAGAACAGGCTGCAATACAGGCACAGCAAGAACGTCAGCAACAGGCCGCCGAAGCTGCGAATAAACCCAAGATCGCATTGTCCTTGGCTGGTAAAATGACACCGGAACAAGAAGCGGCTGCAGCGAACAGTGCTCTTGGAATTAACTCGAGTCCTGGAATTAGTCAGGACGGAGGAGAGAAGGTAATTGCGGACCGCATGAAACCAGTTCAAGTGCCAAAACCTGCGTCAAACGGAGCGTCTAAGTGAGTGCTGAACTTACAGAGAAACGAAAGCATCTTGAGACGTTGAAAACGT